CATTAAAACATTATCATTCTCTATTGAGTTGATACGTTCAATGACTCCAAAATATGCCCATACACCTACTGCAACTGCTGCCAAAATTGAAAGCAGGTTTCTCATAGGCATGCTTATCGCTGTGTTATCTGATACTCGCATTAGTTACAGTTATCTTTGCTTAAATCTACGGGTATTTCGTTAGTAAACCATACCCAAGATGAAAGTTTAGTTCCTTCTTGTGTGTAAGTACATCTAGGTCCTACTGCAACGCAGGAAGTAAATGCTAGTAGTGATAATATTAATAGTAATTTTTTCATAAATTAGGTCCTCCTACACATAACGCAAATAATAGTAATAAAATAATTAAAATTCCAGTAAAATAATAGTTCATAATATCTACCCATTATTGACAGCTTAAACATTCATCGTCATCACTGATGACAAGTCCTTCTGGTTCTTTACTTTTAACTTCTATACAATTACAATTTTCACACGCACACAGTCCGTACACATCTGAATGTAAATCTTGATTGCAGTGACACCCATGGTGACATTTTTGACACTCTTTAGCCATGAAAAATTAAAATATTAATGCGCCTAATATAAACCCAATTAGTGCACCAATAATATATTCTCTGTGCATTAACCAAGTGCTATCAATTTTAGTTTTTAAATCTTTTAACATGTTTCTCCTATTTAATATCTCCCCAATTAGCACCTTTTTCGTAATCTACTCGGTTAGGGACTTTTAGTTTAACAGCTGATTCCATAATTTCAATTATTTGTTCAGCTTGAGCATTAGATTCAACTGAGATATCTACCTCATCATGAATTTGTATGTGAGGTACTATACCATTTTCATACAAAGCTACCATACTTTTTTTAGTCATATCCGCAGCAGATCCTTGTATTAACTTGTTGAGTGCTTTGTACGTAAATGCACGTTTTAAAGGCTCATCATACTCTTTTCGAGCTTCTTCTAAAGGTTTGGGAGTAAATACTCCAAACTGAGTAGGGGTCCAAAGATTAAAATGACACGACCTTCCCCCTAAAGTTCTAATTTTACCTCTATCTTCTGCTTTACGGGTAACATTATCCATTAATTGTTTAACAAATGGTGCTTTGAGATGGTATTGTCTAATTAATTTTTCAGCAGATTCTTTTTGTAAACCTAGTTCTGACATTAATTTATTTTTTCCCATGCCATACATTAATCCTAAATTAATAGTTTTGGCTTGCTTACGTTCAATACCCGCCATATCTGCAACCACCTGGTGGAAATCGGCATCGCCTGAATTATATGCATTAACAATTTCATCCACTCCCTCTAAGTTTTGTAATTTAGCATAGTGTACTAAAATTCTAGGCTCTTGTTGGGAGTAATCAAACGATCCCCATGTACATTTTTCTTCTGGAATAAAAATAGATCTAATCATCGGTCCGAGCTCCGGATGCCTCGCTGGAATTTGCTGTAAGTTTGGATTTCTCATTGAGAATCTACCTGTTACTGTTCCACCTTGATCGGATCTAATTTGATTTATGTCTGCATGAATTCTTCCTTTATGAGAATGTTTTGTAATTGAATCTATAAAAGTAGTTCGCGCTTTATTTATTTCTCTTGCGTCTGCAATTGCTTTAGGCAAAGCATGAGGATGATTTTGTAAAAAGTTTTTAGTAAAACTAGGCTCCTTACTTTTTTCAGTTCTATCATAAGGAAGTTTTAATTTATCGAAGGCCTTTGCTATACTTCTAGCTGCATTTATTTCTATACTAAAACCTACTAAACCCTTGATATTATTAAGAATTTTGTTCTCTCTAATAATTAAATTTTTCTTAAGTTTCTCCGCATGTTTTAAATCAACTCTAACACCTTTGAATCTCATATCAATTAGACAAGGAAATAATTTAGTTTCTAAATTAAATATGTCCATTAATTCTTCTCTATGTAATTCTATATTTAATCTTTGCCAAAGTTTAAGTGTAACTTCGGCATCCCGTTCAGCATATTCCCCTACAAATCTTGCCGGCATTCTCCACATCTCGGCCTTGGGGTCTACTCCATGATCTTTTGCTGCTTCTCTTAATATTTTTTCGTCTTTACCTATTCCTACATATTCTTTAGCTAATGAATTTAAATCAAATTTAAATCTATTTTCATTTACTAATGAAGCTGCAATCATTGTGTCAACAATGTGTCCTTTAATTTTAAGCCCTGCCTGTCTTAGCCAACAGACATCATACATCGCATTGTGAAATATAAAGGTAGTATATTCTTGGTTTAAAATTTCTTGTAACCAATTTAAAACTAATTTTTTATCCATATTTCCACCGTTCTCATGCCCGATAGGAAAATAGCCTGACCAGCCCTCTACGGCTATAGCAACGCCAGCAATGTGCCCTTTTCCGACAACACTACCTGAGCCTGAAGTTACTAAATCAGGATCATTTGTTTCTAAATCTATTGCTATTTCTTTACAGCCTTTAAAGTCTCTTAAACCATCCGGCATAACCCACTCCGTTTCTGGAGTAAACATTGGAAATTGAACACCTCTCACTTATAGTCCCTCTCTTTCACCATTTCTAAATAATGTATTGCTTTATCTATATCTTGTAACTCACCTTTTGACTGATGTCGACAAATATATTTAATTGCGTTTCCTTCGGCAAAAAGTAATTTGTTTTTATTAATAAACTCTGCTGGTTGAATAACCATATTTTTATAGTGATCTCCACCTATTTGCTTTTTTAATGATTTCATATTATATAAGCCCTATCAAAGTTTTTAGGATCTAAGACATGCAATTCACGCTTCGCTCTCGTCGCTCCAGTATAAAATAATCTATGTAATTCATCTGGGTCGTGACTAAACGTTTCGATAGCCG